GGAATATTCTATAACGCGGCTACAACTTTAAAGCCTACGTTTTCGAATCATTACGTGCAGGTAACACCAGCTAACTCAGAAGATATCGATGCATTTGTATTCGATAACCCTCAACAACAATATGTATGCGCAACAGATGATTCAGTAGCACAAGCAGGATACTTAGAGACTTATGACTTTAATACTTCTGCTGGTAGTACAACTACTGGTAAATCTTCAGCTACTTTAAATATCGGCGTAACTGGAAATGATGATAAATCTTTCAGATTACTAAGATCTGCAGAAGATCCTGAAAACGATGAAAATGCGGCTTTCAGATCTGTAGTAGTAGTTGCTAATCTAATTGAGCTACAATCGTAAAGCTAGAATAGGAGAACAAAAATGGCAATATCACGATCACAACTAGTTAAAGAACTAGAGCCAGGTTTGAACGCACTGTTCGGCTTGGAATATAAAAGGTATGAAAATCAGCATGCTGAAATTTATACTACAGAAAACAGTGACAGAGCTTTTGAAGAAGAAGTTATGTTATCTGGTTTTGCAAACGCACAAGTAAAAGGTGAAGGTGCTGGTGTATCATTCGATGAAGCACAAGAAACTTTCACTGCTCGTTACACTCACGAGACAGTAGCTTTAGCATTCGCGATCACTGAAGAAGCGATCGAGGACAACTTGTATGACAGACTTGCGTCTAGATATACAAAAGCTTTAGCTAGATCAATGAGTAATGCTAAACAAGTAAAAGCAGTCGAGCCTCTAATTCAAGGTCTTCCATCAACAGATGGCTTTGATTCAGGTGACGGTGTATCATTATTTAATGCATCACACCCTACAGTGGCTGGTACTTTTGCTAACACATTAGCTACTCAAGCTGACCTTAACGAAACGTCATTAGAGCAGTCAATGATTGACATCGCTAAAATGACTGACGAAAGAGGTTTAAGAATTGCTGCTAGAGGAGTAAAAATGATTATTCCTTCTGAGTTACAATTCACAGCTGAAAGATTGATGAAGTCTCAAGGTAGAACTGGCACAGCTGATAACGATATTAATGCTATCGTATCTATGGGTATGATTCCTCAAGGTTATAGAATCAATAACTACCTAACAGATACAGATGCATTTTATATCATTACAGACGTACCAAATGGTATGAAAATGTTCCAAAGAGCTCCATTGAAAACTGCAATGGAAGGTGACTTTGATACTGGAAACGTTAGATACAAAGCTAGAGAAAGATACTCATTTGGAGTATCAGACCCTAGAGGTATCTTCGGCGTTGAAGGTGCATAATCAATAAAATTTATAGGGCCGCCTAAAAACGGCCCTATTTACTATATAAACGGTGAGATTCATGAAAAAATTTATAGTTAACATTTGGGCTTACGATCATCATGCAAAATTTGATGTTATGTCTCCAGATGACCCACAATCCTTAGAAGATGCAATCCTTGACAAACTTGGAGAAAATGTTATAAAGTGGGAAAACCTTGGAAATAGTTACAATGACAAGGTTAACAGAATAACCTATGAGGAGGTTATAGATGATACAAGACCTATACAGACAGAATACTGTTGAAGGCGCAGCTCCACAAGTTTCAGTAGCTACTTAATAAAAAAGCTACATCGTTGAATAAATCACATTCACATTACAGGCTCTCTTGCACTCTATAAAAAACTAGTATATACTTTAACCATAATTGGTTATTTATAATAACTGGCGTTAAGGAGGCGCTGATTATATGACTACACACTTTAAAGATGGAGTAACAAACGTTCCTGGAAAAATGCAGGCATCGTCTTTGTTCTCTAACGCAAAACAACCAATCATTACTGGTAATGATAATGAATTTGCTTATCAAAACGATTTCGTTACATACAATGCAAGTGATTGGAATATAACAGAAACAGCTGGAGCTTCTACACAAGCTCCTAACTATGCTAATGGGTTTTTAATATTAGGAGACGATGGTTCACCTAGTGCTAATGACGTTAACTTAGTTGAAGGCTACAATGTTTGGAACTACCAACAGAACAAACATCTTGCATTCGAAACTAATTTTGCAAGTATTGATGTATCTGAAGCTAATATTTGGGTAGGTTTAGCTAACACAGGATTTTCTGATCCAGCATCTTTACCAGATGACTGTATTGGTTTTTCTCACTTAGAAGACACTACTACTATCCAATTTGTTGCTAGAAAAAATGGAGCAGGTGTATCCCACACAATTTTAGACGGAGCAGGCGGAAGCACTTTAACTTTCTCTGACTCTACTGTTGCAACACAATCTGCAACTGCTGCTCAAATTCCAAGCAACACAGTCAGACTTGGTTGGAGATACATTCCACCAGGACAAGAAGGAGTAGGTACAACTGGAGTATACAGAGTTTACTATAATGGTTTAGCTCAAAAAGATGTTTCAGCTACAACTGTTCCTGATGACATTGGTTTAGCTATAGCTATGGGTACAAATACAAAAGGTACTACAACTACTAATTTGATGGTTGACTACATAAAAGTTATCCAACAAAGAGTAAGCTAATAAATAATTAACTCGGAGCGCCTGGTGATGCAGGCGCTCTTGAAAAGGAGGACAACATGGCAGACACAGTATTAAATACAACTGTATTTGATGGAGACAAAAAATTAATCACACATTACAATGTGGTTTCAGACGGAACAGGAAGCACAACTACAATAGTTGATGTTTCTGGTTTGAATTCAAATAATGGTAAAACTTGTAAAACTGTAAGACTTAATAAAGTTAGTTTTAACGTTTCTGTGACAGCACCAGCTGATGCAATTAGAATGGTATGGGGCGGATCAGACGTAGTATTTCAAACTTTAGCAGGTGAAATGGAATATGATTATTCTTCATTTGGTGGTTTAAAAAACAATAAAGCTAGCAGTTATACTGGAGATGTAAATCTTACTTTACCAGCTTGTACATCAGGAGATACAGGAACAGTCGTTTGTGAATGGATTAAAGTTTACGAAACGTAGGAGTTTAAATGGCTAATACTACCTCGGGAACAACAACGTTCGACAGAACATTTTCTATTGATGAAATAATAGAAGATGCTTTTGAACGTATTGGATTAAATTCAGTAGCTGGTTATCAATTAAAATCAGCTAGACGATCTCTTAATATTTTATTTCAAGAATGGGGTAACCGAGGTATTCACTATTGGGAAATAGCTGAAACTAATATTGATCTTATTGAAGGACAAGCAGAATATAAATTTTACAGATCTAGTGATGACGGCACAAGTGCTGTATCAACACCAGCAGGTATTTATGGAATGTCCGATGTCCTTGAAGCACAATTAAGGTCTAATAGAACTCAAACAACACAATCTGATTCACCAATGACTAAAGTTGATAGATCAACTTATGCAGCTTTTTCTAATAAACTTTCTAAAGGAACACCCAATCAATATTGGGTTCAAAGATTTATTGATCATGTAAGTATTAGTATTTATCCAACACCTGATTCAACTAATGGATCAAAAGATATGCATATTTATTATATCAAAAGAATACAAGATATTGGTGATTATACAAATGCAACTGATGTACCATTTAGATTTGTGCCTTGCATGGTATCTGGACTTGCATATTATTTATCTCAAAAGTATCAACCACAACTAGTTCAACAAATGAAATTATTATATGAAGATGAATTAGCAAGAGCTTTAGCAGAAGATGGTTCTGCTTCTAGCACTTACATAACACCAAAAGTTTATTACCCAGGAGTATAATGGCAAATTACGCATCAGGTAAACGTTCAAAAGCAATATCAGATAGATCTGGTATGGAGTTTCCATATAAAGAAATGGTCAGAGAATGGAATGGATCACTTGTTCATGTATCTGAATTTGAACCAAAACAACCACAGTTAGAGCCAAAACCACATGGTGCAGACGCAATAGCTTTGAGACATGTTAGAACTGATAGAACGGAACCAGCTACTACTGTTAGAATACCAGAAAATGGTTTTGAAACATATGAAGCAGGTTCTAGAATTATAAATGTTTTTTCACCTGGACACGGATTAACAGATAATACAACATACAGATTTAGAGGTGCTCCTACAACTTCTCCAGGAACAGGAACCTCTTCAAACCCAGTATTTGCATATTCTAATCCACAAAATTTTGATGGTATATCTGGATCTAATATTGCAAAAGCTGCAGGATATACAATAAGAACCGGTAGATATAAAGATGGTGCAAGAGATGCATCAAGTGATTACATAACTAATAATTTTTTCTTTTTTACAGTTGACACAAATACTGCTACAAGTGGTAATGTAAAAGGAGGAGGATACGGTTGTTCCGTTGGACCCGTAACTATAGAAGCATGATAAAAAAAATTTGGAATTGGATTAAAAATATATTTAAACCAGAAAAACAAGATCCACACCTTGTTTTGTATGAGGAACCTGTAAATCGTAAATTAGAAAAAATAAATAGAAAACATAAGAAAGGATCAGAATAATGGCTGGTATAACTTACGACACGTTAGTCACACAAATTAGAAATTATACTGAAACAGACTCTAATGTTCTTACAACAGATATATTAGAAAACATAATTCTTAACGCACAATATAGAATTATGAGAGATGTGCCTATTGATGCAGATA